CTCCATCCTCAACTACCTAATTGAGGCTCAAGCGTCACTAACTAGTTCAGTTAGGGACATCTCGCTAACCCAGCGGACTCTCGTCCGCCACTTACCCTCCGCTACGTTCCCTACATATCCGCGGGGATCTGGGTTTGACGGTTCATTAGAAGAGTGATCTCCTAAATAATCATCAAACCTTCGACCCCTCTGGTGTTTCGGGAACCTACGGAGTTTATACGCGTACATCGCGTCCTCTCGTGCCGGATGCAATCGAGGCACGAAGACTAAAACACGGCAAAGGTAACCGTGGTTCTTGTCTAGCGTGAATTCGCTGAGGGGGCGCAAGAAGCCGTCATCTCCGAGAGCCCCATAAGGGATCTTAGGAAATGGACGCAAGGGATAGCTATTAGCTAACTCTTGTGCCGCCTTTCTGATAAGCAACATACCAGAAGGGAGGCGACTTGCCAACCTGATCAAGCGGTTGTGTGCACGTATAATCTCAGAAGGATGTTTTACAACTTCCTTCTGGTAAACAGGAGTAACATCGCGAGCTCTGTGGAAATGCTTCCCACAGGACTCGAAGAAGTTACCGCCTATGTGAGACTTATCAGGGTTAACCGTGAAACCGCAGAATTGTAGCATTTCTACTACTTCTTCTGCGGCCCACTGGGGAACAATGATATCATCTCCATAGACATGAACCCTGTCTACGCTACCAGGCCTCAACTTAAGGCCTTCATCAACGACTGAACGAGCAATCGCCCAGAAGATGATGGTTTCTAGATCGAAACAGAACGCGTTACCCATGGAAGCGAACTTTTCAGTTCGAATCCACTCTCCGTCTACCAGAGTTTCTGGCGAACGAAGAGAATCTAGGTAAAGCGCCCAATCGATCGGTAGCAGGTGGTAAACAAGTTCGCGAGATATGGTATCGCTAGCCGCACTTAGATCTAGTGTGGCCAAACCTTCTAGGTACGCATCCTGCGCACCTAGTTGGTTCGTGTCTTGTTTAGACAAATCGATACCAACGCGCTTCAACCGAGTGGACAAATAGCTGTGAACGCCCTGCTGCAAGAAACTATTCGCAGTTGGCTCTGCAGCTATAGCCCGATCGGTTTTAGCGCTCTTCGGCACAGTCAGGAACCGCGAGCCCCTAACAAACTTAAACCATTTGCTAGAAGGCACAAGGGAGAACGGCGCTTCTGGAAGAATGTCCAGAAAGACCGAACTCCAATGTGGATCCGACTGCAAAACCGCACGAAAGTACGGAAATGCAGATTCTGTGACGGAGATTGCTTGAGAGATCTTGTTGTCTGGCGTGGCATGTCGACGATCAAAATCGAACGTCGCGCCAGGACCCCACTTGCAATCAGAAAGCGTACGAGAAACATCCAGAGGTCCGAGGAGATGAGCAATTTTACGCTGCGTCCTGAATAGGACAGTTTCAGCGCGTCCGGAAAACGGACGTTGCTTATACTCTCTAAACTTCTGGTTAGTCTCTCTGCACTTCTGTTCGGCAGATCTCCATTTGCCGAGCGCGACCTCGCGAGTGTCAATCGACGTTTTAAGCCCCTTGTACTTTGAAAGGTACTCGGTGACGAAATAGTCGAGTTGGTACTCGTCGGTGTCGTTGTTTGCAACGTCCACAGGAGGAAGATTCAATAATTCCTCCGGGCTATGCTTAAAGCATAACCATGTGGCTAGGGACCTAGGAGTGTCGATCTTCTCGCAAAGAGAGAGCACAACTCTCTCGAACACATCACTGTGCATGCGGGATTTCATCTAGCTCCTTAGGATGTTAGTACGGCACGAGAAGCGTCTCCACGAGCGAAACGTTTTGCGTCTCGTTCAGGAGGTTGTAAACCATCTTGCGGATATCCTTTCGGTTCTGCAAGGTGGCCCGCTCCGGAATCACGTACTCAACAAAGCATCTGCTGATGTACGAGACAGTCGGCGCAGGAGGAATTCCGGTGACCGTATTGGTCCCCAGAGTCTCCAACACCGGCTGATGCATGCCGATCTTCATCCGGAAAGTGCGTTGAGCCGTCGACTGCCCGGTCTGCGCCTGGTCAGGGCGTTTCAGCTGAAGGCTGATACGCCAATAACCGTTCGCAGAAGCCTGGGATTGGTCTTCGAACCAAAACACACCCTCCTTGTCCGGCCCGAGGGGTACAAAGGTGTGGTTTACAGGGGTCGCCTGTGCGTCCGCGAGGACGATGTTGCTAGCAGCCATGAGATTCCTCTCATACGGATACCTACAAGGTATCCTGGTTCGCTACCACAGGATTGTGGTAACGTCTGACATGCAGCCGTATAGGAAACGATCCCTATACTCTGCAACAGTGACGTTCTCTCTAGCCAAACCCTGCCGGGACGTTCCTTCCGGAACTACCCGGATTTGGGGGCTCTGGCCTCGGATTACGCTTTCCTGCGGGTAACAACTGCCGCAGTAGAGCTGCAGCCGAGAAGAGTTGGCCACTGCTCAAGTCAACGTTGAACGTTGGCTTGCGAGGGAACGGGTAAGCGGAGAGGCGGCGGCGGAAAAACTCGATGTGTTTGAGCTTTCCTTTCGCCTCTGGGATCGAGTGTCTTACCCCGTTGACAACTTGGTCGTAATTGGCCACGAAGTCATCGAGTTCGACACGCCGAATCTCAGATACGTACCCGGAATAGAAAGTTGTGTTGTATAACAACGCAGTCTCCATATTCCTAAGGTACGAGCCTACATCGAATACCCAATCGACGACGAAGGAGTAAGGTATTAACTCCCAACCAATGCTTAACGGGCTCATCGACATCCAGCGATCAAGCCGGAACGCCGATGGAGGAATCTGGAGTATTAATCCGATCCTGCAACCTGAAAAGCTGGTCTCCTTTTTGATCCGCATTGCGGGGACATTAGGAGCGCCATCGATTGTGCTGTAGAACACTGTCGTCGGCACGTTCTCGCGTACCTTAGCTCCAGCAGAAATCCGCTGAAGCTTATTCTGTACAATACGGATACTCTCATTAGCGACCCCAAAAATGTCGTTAAGGAGAGGTTTCCACCCGTACTTGTACTGAAGGTACCCGTTCGCCACGTCGCGTGTACTTCCGAACCCTCCAGGAGGCTTTAGTCTACGGGCATGCCTTAAAAGCTTGGCCGTATTCTTGAACATCCTGACGGTGGTGCCAGCCTCGGCAAGAGCTACGCTCAAGTCGAGATTGCCACGTACCTTATCGTTTAACCGATCGAGGGCTAAGTTGTACATGCTATCCCTGCTATCCCATACCGGCACCTGAATCGGACAACTGAGGTTTCCTTCAGTCGAGCCGAGAAAGACGGGAGGACTAACCTGGTTCCTCGAATGAACCCCAGTCATGTAATCTTCACTATGAATAGTGTAGTTCCATGGCGTGGGGATGAAAAAGTCCCCTTTATTGCTAAGAGGACAAGTACAGTAGTCATAATAGCCCGTTGGGCGAAAATGATTTACTGTGCCATTCGAGCCAGTAACAAATTGGTCCTTTCCTAACAAACGGCTATAGGAATGCATGGAGCAATTACACCGGGGAGTGAGTCGGAACGAACACGAGCAGAACACCAACTATGCCGATCGTGATTAGCATAAAGCTAATCAGAGCGACGCAGAGGGTGAACAGATCGAGTTCGATCTTATTTGTCCCCGGCGCAACAGCGTAGCGACGCGCTACCTCGGTAGCACGTAAAGCGGCCGCTTCGACCAACCCTTGGGATTCCAGAGATTGGATGAGAGACCGCGTTTGCAACAGCTGTAGTTCGGCACCGATCGACTTCGAGAATCGCTTCATTTAGGCACGGAGCCTTCCGAAAGGAATGCTTCGATAGCCGCGATGATGCGGTTCAAGATGTCGACGATAGTGTCGCCCCACTGCTGTACGAACGCAAGAATCTCTTCCATTTCTGTATCTCCCTTGGGTTGAAAGCCGAGGCCCGCCAAGCTCACCAGCGTACATTAAGGTTAGCACTCGTCGTATCTAGGCAAACTAGTGCCTCCGTAAGGAGTCATAACTTCGCTCACGTATACGATCCGAATGCCTTCCCAATGTATCCGCTGAATGAGTCTTGGCGGACTACGGTTGTCGGAGCG